AACTACAGACATTTTATTTGTTTTAAATTTTTCTAAAGGTAAAGACGTTGTAATTCCTATAACTTTTATACTTTTACCCCTTTCTTCTTTTTCAACTACAACTTTTTTTGCATCAGGTAAAGTAACTGCTTTGTTCATAGGTAAAACTAAATCATATCCAACACCTGGGATGTCAACTGTATACACGCCACCGTCTTGTTCAACTTTTATTTCATTTATTGAGTTGTTAATGAGAGAAAGATCAAATTTAGCAAACATAGAGCCCTTTCCAAGCTCGCTGTGACCTTCGCTAATATGCTTTTTCACCCAATCAGCCAAAATAATAATTTTTTTATTTGCTGATTGCATTAAATCAGTTTCCTCTTTTAAATATCTTTGCCAATTTTCAAGTATCTTTTTCATTATCTTTTTCACCTTCTATGGTTTTCTTACTTTTCTTCTCATCTGGTAAGTTCTTTTCGATTCTAACATTTAAAATAGATTTGCCGTTAACAGTGGGTTGTCCAAGTTCATCTACACCTATTTCTTTAACTACGATTCTTTTATTTCTATATTTACCGCCCAATAGAACATCACCAACCTTTATATCAAGATCAATATTTTCTTTTATGTACTTTCGCCAATTTTCAAGTATTAATTTCATTGAAATTAAAATCCGTCATAGTCGCCTTCACCACTTAAAATAAACAATAGATCTTCTAAGTCTTCAGGAGTTATAGACGACCGACCTTGGCCCATTTGATTTTTCATATTCACAGACCAACTTTGAGCTGCACGAACAATACGTACTGCATCGTCCACATTAAATTGTGGATCGCGTTCCTTAGATCTTTCTAGATTTCCTGTGACAGTCCTCTCAATATCAAAATCAACTGGATTGTCATAATCGGTTGTCCCTCTTAAATCTGCTTCTGCGAGTTCTTCTTTGATAATTTGTTTTAGTTTTTCTTTTGATATTTTCATATTAATCTCCTTGGTATCGCCCTTTGCCATATCCTCGATCATGTGTAGGGGTGGCTTTTAAAAGTTTTTGTGATTGTTCATAAGCATTCATTAATGTGTTTTTTTCATCATCACTTAGATCCCATTTTTTCATTTGATATTCTCTGCCTCTGGATATGCTAGCAGTAATATTAAAAGCCTCATTATGTGACGGATTATGTGGAGCCATGATTGCCCATGCTTGACCTAAAAGAGTCCACAAAGCAGGGTGATCTCTACGAATTTTTGTAGGGGGTACTATATTTGGGTCAAGAAACTGTACTGCTCCTTGGTATTCCATGGTTTTTTGCATTTCTTCATAATCACGACGTTGTTTGATATAAAAATCATCTCCAGCTACATCATCAATAGCCTCACGAATTATTTTTTTAAGTTTGCTTTTAGTAATCTTCACGGATCAATCCTCCTGCTATAAATAGTAAGTAATTGATAGTTATCCACTTTTAATTTCGCGGTAAGCACCAACAGTAACAGGAAATAATTCTTCTGCTATGTCCAGACATGCTTCTGCAACTTTTTGGATTTCCCATTGGGCTCCTTCGTGAGTACGAAGGCTGATAAACTTCATTAAATTATTAAGATTGGTGGTGCCATAATATGATGTATACATATTTTGTGGCAACACACCTCGGGCTTGCTCTCTACAGACACCCGTTTTAATGAGATAATTATAAAATTTTAAGCACTGCTCGTGATGCTCTTTAAGTGCTGCGGAACATGTAAGATGTTCTGGATCCCATTGATAAGCAAACTGTGGCATATCCACATACCAATCTTTTATACTATCTTTCCACTTTGGATTAATTGTATCTTTTGAATTGCTAGCTTGTCTGTTGGATTGATGTTGGGTTCTAAATTCTTTTGGCTCATAAAACTGAATATCCAAGTCAGTATACCTACGGGATATCTCGTTATAGCTCCACGTTCTGTGTCGATGGTGCTGGGAACGGACATATAAGGGAACCTTAAATCTAAATGTAATATTATTGTGTTCGAGAGTTGATGTGTGTCTGTGTTTAATAAGATATTTGATAAGCTTCTTATCTTTGTCGTCAAGCTCTTGTTTGTGTACTCCAAACGAAACACGGGCACTGTTAACAATCGTTAAATCAGAGCCCATGTGTTCTACGTAATCTACTTTTCCAATACCGTCGCCATATAATTCTATTGTTTTATTTTTTATGCCTTCTCGCACATTCATTAGTCGTCTAATACCTCGTACTCTTTTCCTGGTGTCCAAGAAATTTTTAGATAGAATTTACCACCATCGACGGCTACACTTTTGCATTTACACCACCGAAAATCATGGACATGCATGCTCTGGATAATATCTCCGCAGCTTTTACACCTTACTCTTTTACCTGCTTCACTGCCAATTTCCATTATTATCCTCTAAGAAGTTGCTTGTTAGCAACAAATAATTTTTCTTGAATCTGTTCGGGAGCGCCCACAATAATTAAATCAGAACCAGTGTGGCCTCTGTTAATCGTCACTCTGGAAAACCTAGTGCGATCATCCAAACCTTCAGGCAATCGACCTTCATTCAATAGTTTATGTGTTGATGTATCTTCCCTTACATAAATTACATGATCCGGATTAACTGCTACTTGTCTTAGTGTAAAGGTCGGTTCATAATTTCTAATTGAACGACCTTTAGAGGTTTCACATACCTCTGTTAAAGTTACCAACATTTTTACTCTCCTTGAGTTCATTTATGTCTACTGGATAAATGCTCTTTTCCGTTACATACCACTGGCATCCACCGTAAATAATTTCATATCCTTTGTCGTTAACACTTGTTACCAAAACAATGGACGGCTCATCTGTCATTGTAGCCTTGTTCACTGTTCCATTCTTATCAAAATTAATAAGTGTAACTTGACTTGGTATATAGGCTAAATCGCCACTACTAATCACTTTCATTTCGTTGTTTTAAGTGTTCTAAACTATCCCCCAGTTCACTTAGTTTTTCACTCAACTCCTGTGTATCATTAAATTTAGACAAACTTTGATTCACGGCTTGGTGATACCCATACAGAATAGAATAGCATTCTTCTAATCGTAAATCAATTTCAGCCATTGATCTACGAACATTATCAATTATTTCAAGAGAACCAGCTATATTTTCAGAACTAATGGGATAAAGTTGTGCAATACGTCCAGACACCAATTTATCAATCTGAAACTGTAATTTCTGTATAAGCCCTGAGACTTCTTCTGGAATTTCCTCTAAGTTCACCGTATAAAATATTTTTGCCTTCATTGTTAATCCATATTATATATTCAAGCGAATCAAAGTTTCGCTTATTTCATTGTTTTAATATCTTTTTCTCTGAGCTGCACTGGGGTAGTTTCACCAGCGAAGAGCACACTATACCATCGACCACCAGCAATTGGATCTGGTGTGCGAATATCGGTTTGAATAATAAAACCCGGCTTGCCTTGTCGATTAACGGGGAAGCTGCGCTTATATACATCTGAGGATTTGCGAAGCTGCACTACAGACTGATTATCGAATTTTGGTTTTGATTCATGAATCTTGATCAATTTCTGAGCATACTTGTTTTGGCACATGGCTTCCCACTGTTTTTGTGTGGGAATAAACTTAGAGTTGTCAAGAACTTTCTTGACAAGATCTTGGTAGTAAGGCGTTGTCGAATAGTATTTCGCACACACCTGTGCAATTTCACGATGAGTATCATCGTAATTTGAGAACCACTCTTGGCGTTCTTGGCGGGCGTCTACTGTATGATTTGCTTCAATTTTTCGTAAAGCTTGAAGTTGCTTCTCTGAGAGCTTGCGTCCCATGTCATTTTGTTGAGCTAGAGACTCAACAAAGCCAGCTTCCCAAGTATCTGGTGTTACCAGCGTAGAAAGAGCTGCTAGTCTACTAGTAGTATGTGGATCCCCGAGAGATGCGCCAGTAGCGAGTTTTGCATACTTCTCTTCGAGCTTTGCAAACCACTTGGCTTGACCTGAAGAAAGCCGAGCCTTCTTGTCGTAAAAACTTTTTAGACTTTCAATAAACTCACGATCACGCTTAGTGAGATTAGAACTAGACAGAATATTTTTGAAACGATCTGAATAAGTCTGGCGCATTTTCAACCTTTCGTGTTTGCGGGCAAAATCCCTACGTCACCCTTACATTATAAGCCATCGGAGGTTCAATGTCAACAAGAAAAGCGTACTATAAACAAAAGAGGATCGTACTTAAACTCAACAATATCAAGGACTTACAAAAAGTTTAGCAATATCAAGGACTTACAAAAAGTCCTTAAAAAACATGGCAGTAACAGATGCAAGTGCTGTACCCATGATCGTCCACTGTACTTTCCTCATATTTGCCACAGTAGTTTCGAGCTGACTGATCCTAACAAGACCATCAGCAATAATTTGTTGTTCTAATACTTTTACTCTAGCAAAAATACCTTTATCGGGGTTATATACTGCTTCTTTAATGTGTGAAATATCTTCTGCAATTTCTTCTTGTTTCTCTAGTAAGGCATCGAGTCTATTTGCCAATCTTTCTAATAATAATGATGTTTCGTCTGACATGTGTAATCCCCCAACAAACTAATACACCATAATTAGTTTTTTAAACTTTATTCTGACTCAACTATCGCGTGATTTGTTGTAATTAATGTCGAAGAAACTGAAACTGCGTTTTCTAAAGCGGTTCTTGTTACTTTAACTGGATCAATCACACCTATTTCATATAAATTCTCCATATTGCCAGTCATAAAATTATATCCCCAATCTGGTTGTTGTTCTTGTTTCACATTAAAAACCACAATATCTGGAGAAAGACCAGCATTCTGTGCCATTTGTCTTAGTGGAGCTTCAATCGATTTCAGAATAATATCTACGCCGACTTCTTGATCACTGTTATCAGCGTCCACCTTTAAATCTTTACTGGCACGTATCAGTGCGATGCCGCCTCCGGGTACAACCCCCTCAAGTTGTGCAGAACGTACAGCTTCAATAGCATCCTCAATTCTGTGCTTTCTCTCAGTCATCTCAACCTCAGTAGTGCCACCAACCCTAACGATCGCAACACCTGAAGCCAAGCGAGTGATTCTATCCTGAATCTTTTCACATTCTTCAAGGTCGTCTGTTTGTTCAATTTCTACCTTTAGAGTATCAATTCTTTTTTCAATCTCGTCCCAGTCACCTTGACCTCCAACAAATGTAGTTTCGTTTTTAAGAGATTCGAATGTTCGAACGCTACCAAGATCAGATAGCTTGGCTTCTGAAACTCTGGTGCCGCTTTCTTTACTGAAGAATGTAGCACCAATAGAAACAGATAAATCTTTAAGAAAATTTCTTCTCTCCTCTCCATAGGCTGGTGCTTTAACCGCTGCAACCTTCATGGTACCACGCATAGCATTCATGATCAAAGCTGCAAGAGCTTGGTCCTGAACATTGTCGGCCACAATAATAAAGGGAGAATTAGCACGAGCAACTTGCTCAAGAATGGGGAGGATTTGCTCTACTGTGTTAATAGATTCGTCTGTGACCATTACAAGAGCATTCTCGTGCCTTACAACATTTCGTCGTTCATCAGTAATAAAAGCAGAAGCAAGATACCCAGAATCAAAACGAAAGCCCTCCAGCATTTCAAGGCTTGTCTCTATTGATTTTGCCTCTTCAACGGTAATGGATCCATCTTTTCCAGCCTGATCTACTGCCGTTGCAATCAACTGGCCAATTTCTCTATCGTTGTTAGCTGAAATGGTGGCCACATGAGCTACATCTTCTTCAGACATAATGGGTCGAGATAGTTCCTCTAAATTATCTTTAATGGCAACAACAGCCTTATCCATTCCCCTTTTAAGCTCAACAGGTGAACAACCTGCGGCCAAATATCTTTGAGAGTTTGTGATTATTTCTCTAGCGAGAACTGTTGAAGTTGTTGTTCCGTCACCAGCACTAAAATTAGTTTCAACTGATGCTTGCTTAATTACATAAGCTGCTGCGTTCTCAATTGGATCCTCTAGGTCTACAAACTTAGCTACAGTAACACCATCTTTTGTAATAATTGGCGTATGACCTTTGGACTTTAACAACACACTTCTTCCTTTTGGACCCAGTGTGGCTGCTACGTTATCGGTTAATTTATTAACACCACTTAATATTTTTTTATTTAAACCTTCGTGCGAACTGTATAATTTTGTCACACTTCCTCCTATTCAATATATCCAATTATTTCTGTTAATAGTTTACGAGTTTTTTCAAAGTGCAGGTCTCGATCAATCCCCTGTTCCATATCTTTTATTACTTCAACCCTGTCCGTAATTTCCATAAGCTGATCTCTGTCTATTAATTCTGTTGCTGTTGCTATAAGAGCTACACTCATAGTTTGTAGCAATGGTAACGCACCGGAATTATCTGCTTTATTGAGAAGTTCTATTTGTGTTTTAAGTTCTTTTAAGTTTATAATGTTTTTATCATCTTGCATTTTATGCACTCCTTTCATAGAGTATACAAGATTATCACAACTATGTCAAGTTGTTAATATCAATGAATGTTATTTAGCCTCCCCTATCGATAGGGTACGGCAAGTTCACCAATTTTGGATTTAAAATATTAAATTGTTCTTTGAGTTTTTTGGTTTCTTTCTTAGTGCGACCAAGAATATAAATATATTTATGTTTGGGCTTCATTTCCCTACTTTTACAACTATCTCTATATTTTTTCTCTTCTTCTTTAATTTTGATTCGAATCTCTTCTGGGATAATTTCCCAATTTGGGGAATATTTTTTCATATATTTTTTCCATTGTTCTTTTTCAATGCCAATATTTTTTGCATATATAGCATATTTCGATTTTTTGCGAAAATCTCTACCACTAAACCACCCAAGTTCGGGACGGTTAGGATCAAAATATTGTTTTGAGGTACCAGACTTCTGACCTAGATAAATAAAATTACATGCTTGGTATATTGTTCCAAGTTCTTTAGCTTCGGGATCTGAATACGCAGAAAATACTCTGAATTCAGAATTTTTTACCATATGTTTAATTGATCTAGTTATTAACCAAGAGCCTAAATTCTTGGGAGCCCACGAAATACATGCACCTCGACTTATTAACTTTTCTTTATCTCTATTTTCTTTTCCAAGAACATGGGAAAACGCATTTGGAGTTGCCATAACAATAGCACCAGCTATTATGTTGTTCTTTTTTAATCGTGCAACAAACCTATGAGTTGGTCTTGCTGGGAGCTTGCCGAGCCATTCGTGGCGCTCGATAAACTTTTTTATTTCTCCACATTGTTTTTTATCTTCTTTGTCAACGTAATAAAATTCAAAATCGTTGATACGCAAAGATTTATAATCTTCTTCTGTAAGATCTGCTTCTTTTAAATCTATATTTAAATTTTGTTGGCGAATTTCATATTGCCAGCAATGTTCTTCTTTGTAATTTTTAAATCTGTCGTAAACTTCTTGTTTCATTCATCGCTCGTGAGTTCATTAATCATCTCACTAAGCATTATATACGAAAGGCGGGTGTTTGTCAAGTGTTCTTTTTGTTCTCTCTTCTCTTTTCCTGCCATTGATTGCACCGTTTCTTCTACATCCAAACTGTTAACCATTTGGTGTGTAAGTTTTTTTTCAAGAGTGTCCATAATATTATCAATCTTTTTCTCCAACTCGCCCATGCCGGGGGTGTCTACGGCTTCTGCCATAAACCCTTGTTCTGCTCTCTTTTCTTGAGCCTTCGCCATTTCCGCTTCAACTTCTTTAAAAGCTCCCTCAATATCTTTTCCTCGAATATCAAATCTATACGAAGGTTTGCATCCAATCCCGACCAATCGCCCATCTTTAGATATTGCCCTTCCTCCCTTAGACCGCACATCAACTTTAATAATTTTAGCGAAAGTGGCAATAGTTTTTGCATACGCAGCCCCATCCTCGGGCATCAATGAAAATATATGATCTGGTGAAACGATATATTGTGCTATAGCTTCAGGTGCTTCAGCAAAAATTCTTCTTCCTGATAATATTTCATCAACCAATACATTTCGTAACGACTGAGAGGCAGTCGGACCTTCAGCAGATTCTTTCACAACTTCAGTAAAGATCGCTTTAAGTTTTCTACGAATTTCATTTCCAAATTTTTCCTGCCAATCATCATAATCAAAATTTCTTACAATTACTTCTCCTAATTGATTAATGATGCCCTGCTGCTCAAGAGCCTCAAGTGCGTTTTTATACTTTTCTATCTTTTTAAGGTCAGCTTTTTTACCTTTTGATTTTTCTTTTTCAATATCCGACAGCATATTTGCAGCACGACCATGAGTTATAAATTGTTTTTCGCCGTGTTCAAGCATTTCTGTTTTAGCTTCAGCAAAAAGTTTGGCTGTTTCTTCTTGTGCCGCTTTAATTGCAGCGTCTTCAACACTATCAGCAGCATTTTCTCTTAACCATTCATCGACAATAAATTGTAATTGTGGTGCGGTATTAGCAGCTTCAGCGGAAGCAGCTTGAATATCACCGGACAATTTAATCGAGATATTTTTATCCCCAAACCTTATATCTGTTTTGGGTTGAATGGATGGACCGCCCCACGCAGGAGGTTTTTTACCGACTTCTTCCATTGTTGCACCAGCAAAATTTGCTTTAGAAAAGAAACCGGAATTGACACACAAGGTAATAGATTCATCAGCTAGTTCTCCTATTGTTGAACCTCCGTGTTCCATTTGTCTCCAGTCATCGCTACGGGCACAAGCATAAGCAGCATCCCCAGTGCCTGTTGGCGCACCTACTTTCATTCGCGCAGATTCAATAACACACCACTCAAATCGCATCGCAGCTTTTGGCGGTGGGACTCCCTTACAATCTCCAGCAGTACGAGCACCACCTAATTTTTCAGAACCAGAAGAAATTACTTTGGGTGGTTGTTTTGCTTTATTTATTGGACCTTCAGCTTTTCCTTTTGCTTCGTCTTCGCCAAAAGTATAAACTGTTTTACCATCTAATTTATGCTGCCACAATAATCCCTTACCAACTAACTTGTTCCACGCTTCAACAAATGCAACCATTTCAACCTGTTCCGACTTTATCGCCAGAGCAACTTTTCTATCAAAATCTTTTGCTATTACCTCTTCGTCCTCACGATCAATAAAATACTTTTTTATTTTACGATAACAATCGCTTGTAGTTATACATGAAAAAAATTCTTCTTGGCTTTCCGATACTATTTTATTATCAGAAATATTTTTATGTAAATCTGGAGTTGTATTATTAATTGGCTCCTCAAAAACTACCAAATCATTCTCACTTAATTCTTCTAGTTGCTCATCAACTAAACTCACAAGTTCAGCCCAATTAATCTTAGACATCTAAGTCTTCCTCACAAATTAATGTATATGTAAAGCTGTTACTAAATCTATCGGCTGCTACCTGACACGTGTCAATAAACTCATAATAATCTTTCGTTCTCTTAAATACTTGACAACCGGCTGACCAAGAATTTACATATTTAGTATCGCCATTGCGTGATGAACGGTGAATATTAATTCCAAACATCCCTTCTTCAATAAAATTTTTATTTAGCTCATACTTTTTATTTCTATTGTTATCTCTGTATACTTTTACTTTGCCACCTCTTTGGCAAAGAGCTAGGTATTTACCACCATGCATATCAAGTTTGTATGTAGATTTATATTGGCCAGGGACGAGAATTGCACAACCTGACGGGCTCGATGGACTAGCAAGACTATCTTTACCTGGATCAGTTGTTGCCTCATAGGTATCAACTACCCACCAACCCTTAACATTTTTGTAAATAATAACAATTGCGTCATCAAACAAATTAGTAAAATTTTTGCTAGCTCTTACGCCTATAATATTAAGATTATAAGATTTAGAACTAAAAAATGCATGACCTTTTTTCTTGAGGGCTTTCTCATACATATTTTTAATAATTTCTGCCTGAACGCCTTCAATTCTTGCCATTTCTTTACACAACCTCGTCAGCAATGCCCAAATCTACCGCTTCCTGGGCACTGAGGTATACGTTAACCTTCTTCTTAAGTAGGTTTGAAAGATACTTTTTAGACATTGCTGTCTCTTCTACTAGCCTTGCGATATACTGTTCTTGAATCCAACGAATCTCATCCATTTCATTTTCTAGATTGTGGATAGCGCCACTTGAGCCGCCAATTACAGCATGAATCATTACACGACAGTTGGCACCAATTCTTCTTTTTCCTTTAGTCCCTGCGGCCATAAGTAAAACACCAGCAGACATTACCTTTCCCAAGCCATAAGTGTGGACTTCACATCCATCTGATTTTATTTTACGCATTAAATCATATATGCCAAACATATCAGAAGCTGAACCACCGTGAGTCGAAACAATAATTTCAAATGGTTCGTGGGTTATTGTTGTTTCTTCACACTCGGGATCTTCTGGATCTAGGGATACTTCTTTGGTCCCACTCTTAAATAAGGAAAGCATACCATACATAAGTTCCGAAGCCTTCTCTTCATCTAAGTCACCAACGAGACCGACTACTCTAATTTTAGATTCACTGTCTGAAGATGAACCACCCGTTGGAACAATAATATAGTTTGTTTTAGTTTGTTCTTGTTCTTCCGCACTCCCTGAAGGAGCAGCTTCTTCTTCAGCTTCTTTCTCTTTAGTATCCTGAAGGTGGCCACTATCAATAATAAATGCCATAACAAAAACTCCTTTAACTAGTAGGGTGAAATTATTTTTAATTCATCATCCACGAAAGAAAGATCATAGAATTCATTCATATATCCGATAATACACTCTAGATAATAATCTATGGTGTGTTCCGAAAGCACTTTTCTTTCTATTTTTTTTTGTAAAGAACTTAGGATTGAATTAACTAAAAACAATTTTGGAGCATAAACAATATTATTTATGCGAAGGCAAGATTTTGGATGCTGTATACAGTATCTGAGGACTTCTTGAACATCAGCCCTTGTCATTCTCACCAACCATCTCTTCCAATACTTCAGACACCATTTTTTTGATGTCATCCATGTTGGGCGGTTTGACAAGAAGAACTGATTTATTTTCTTTTTGCTGTTCTTTAATCAGTTCTTTTAAATATTTAATATCTATTTTCATTTTATTCTTTAAATTAACCAAAAAAGGGGGCAGTACCCCCTTAGCATTTTAGGAGCTTTGCTTTCTATTTTTTACTTTCTTTTACGAGACGTAAAGCGACTCGGCGTGCAACTTCTGATACCACACTTTCATAATCAAACTCTTCTGATTCTTCCACAGGCTCTTCTTCCTCTGATTCTTCAACATCACCTTCAGCAGCTTCCGCCATCTCAGCGGGCTCTGGTTCCATGTCCATTTCAGGCTCTGGTTCCATGTCCATTTCAGGCTCTGGTTCCATGTCCATTTCAGGCTCTGGTTCCATGTCCATAGCTGGCTCGGCTCCACCTTCGACATCAACAGAAACACCAGTTTCTTGTTCAATGGCATCAGCAACAGCAACGACGATTCGTTGAACCATCTCCTCATCTACGTCAGGCTCTGGTTCCATGTCCATAGCTGGCTCTTCACCCATGTCCATAGCTGGCTCTTCACCCATGTCGTCCATACCTACCTCTGCCTCTTCTTCATCAGCAAATGCATCATCTTCTTCGACGGTATCAAGAAAATTCTCTGCAAGAGGCTCAATATTGGCGTATTTCATAAACTTTCGAATTGTATTTTCTTCTAAAAGCTTCTTTACTTTTTTACTCATCAATTTATTCTCCTAAAAATTTTGATCAAACCCTAGACAGGTTCATGTATAAATAGTAAAAGAATATTAAAAAAGCAATAATGCATTAAATGTATTCATCTTTTTTAATTTCTAATATCAATTTCTTTAAAGCACGTTGCTGAACATTTCTAACAGTAATATGGCTTATCTTCTCTATCTCAGCAATTTGTCTTAAAGTCATGGGTCCGTTTTTCGCAATAGCTATGAATATGCAATTTTTATTTTCTTTGCTATCAACCCAATATCTACAGCTACTTAGTACACAATCATGATTACACTCCACACACCTTTTAACACATTTTTTCATGAAAGACGAACCCCTTTTCTACTCATTGAACTGGTAAAAAGCCTGTTGGGGAGTTGAAAGAGACTCAGGGCATACTCACGGTAGTCGGTTGTAAAAACCACCAAAGCACTTGGAAACGGAGCAGAATTATCAGCTTCACCTTTAAATTTTAAACGTCCTTTTATAAAATATATGTGTGCTGCATTCATACAATATTCATGCCAATATTTTGTATCTGTCCTAGATGGTATCAAACAAACTACTGTGGTATCTGGCTTTTTGCTTTCCTCATAAGCCTTCTTGATCCATTTGCCAATTGCACCACGAGTATATGGAGGGTTAACAAAAACTGTATTCCCGGCCCAGTCTTTAGATAAGCCATCGTCGTCTACTGTATAATACTTCTCGCATTTTGCACTTTCAGCAGTTGCACACGGGTCAAGCGTAAATTTATAAACCTTATTTAACTCATCAAACAAATCCTGGGGTGTCCCCCATTCATCGGACTTAGACGAAAACATCAATTCTCTTGTCTTTGTATCCATCTGTAACCTCCTCCCATTCTGCATCAATAATATTGGATTGTTTTTTATTAGGCATTTTCAGCCCGATACACACCATAGAGATACTAATAAAAAGTAACGTTAACTTGAGAATTGTCATCTTTTTTCTCTTCTTTCTTTTTGTCTTTTTTCTCTTCTTCTTCTATTTGCTTCTTAAGTCTGTCGAGGATTTTCTTTCTCTTCTTCTTCTTGTTGTCTGCATAATAAACTTCAGGTGTAATATGCACTGAGGATCTTTGTGGTGGGTGTAGCATTCCGACTATTTCCACTGTTTCACCCAAATCATCTTCAATGACAGCAAGTCTACTTTCGACTTGTTTAATAAATGAAAAGCCACCAATTATAGCCGTTGTCATTAAACTGGCTATAACTGCCAATATTTTTGTTGATAAATCTTTCATTATTGTTTAATATTCTCCTCGTGGTATTCTTTTACTATTTTAACTGCTGTATCCCAGCAAGTTGGGCAGTAAAGCCTAACGGTTTCTTTTTCCTTATGAACTACCACTTGCCATTCAGAAACCATTCTCTTATTAGTTTTATCAAATTCTGCCTCACATGTCAAGCATTTATCTGAGATCTTGTCAAATAATCCCAAAGCGTCCTTAACTTCTTTTTCCGCTTCTTTCTTTTTTTTTCTTTGAATCCTTCTTTTTGAACTCATTTACCTGTACTCCCTAATGCTCCTTCGCCTCTAGCACTGATTGTAATTGGCTCATGATATAAACTATCATCTCCAACCTCTTGTGCCCTAAAGGAAATCACTGGTACCAAAACCAACTGGGCGATTTTATCGTGCGATTTAACAACCTGTACGGTGTCTCCAATATTATGTAAATCAATAAAAACTTCCCCATTGTATCCAGAATCAATACAATGTGCTCCAACCACCAAGCCCTTTTTAGCTGCCATACTTGAGCGGTTCATAACTTGTATCATGTGGTTGTGCGGAACTCCAAATTTTAGACCGGTTGGCAAAATAGCATTTTCTCCTGGTTTTATTTTTACATCCTGCTCAACCGCTGGGGAATAAAACACATCCAGACCAGCATCACTTGGATTTGCTCTTTGTGGATCCTTTACATTTAACCTAGTTTTAAAATATTCTACAATCATTATTTGTCCTTTTTTATTAATTCATACACTGACAAGCCAAAAAAATAAAATATGGCTCCCCAAAGCATCAATTCTAGGCTATAATAGCCAATTAGTTCTCCTATTGTCATGCTAGTAACTTAAAATTCCTTCTGATGTTCCTAACACTAAACCCCCATTGGTCGTCATAATCTAATCTTGCCATATATGGGCGGTTGATGTGTAGCGTATCTTCATCTTTAACACCCCAACACTTTATTGATGTTGTTGTGCTTGTTGAATCAATTACCTTCACAATCCAATAATCTTTATTTTTCTTTGTTTTCTTCTTTATAATTTCTCTTGGAATAAACCACGCTACACCTACTTCAGTATCATAATCTCCCAAGGGAGGGATACCGAGTTTATCCAATTGTTGTCTCACGTTATCGGTCATCACCAAGTGTGTTGGGAATACACCAGTTAAATTAACTTTGTATTCAATCATTTCTTCGTCTGTAAAATCACCTTCAGGTGCATAACTCTGTACATTCTTAAGAAATCTTTTTTTGTTTTTTGCCCTATCCACTGCAACTGCTGACCAGAAATGCTTGAGTCCCGTGAAGCGGTCATCAATCAATGGGTTGAGGGCCTCTGAGCGCACGAGAACATCTAAGGCTTTCTTGTTCAGCTTGCTATAAATAATATTCTCATTAAACAAGAAGTCTTCAATATTATTGAATGGGCGGTTGTCCATAATTTGTTTTACGGCTGCTGCACCCAAGCCTTTGATTGAAGAGAAAGGTTGAATTAGTTTCTTCCCGTCATCTCCAACCTCCCAACTGTATGTTGACATATTGATATGCAACGGACTAATTTCATAGCCCATCTTTTTAGCAATATTAATAGCTGCTTCTTTCCTGCTCTCTGGCTCTTTGTCCAAGAAAGCAGCAAGCCATTCGGCTGGATAATAATTTAAAAGCCATGCACACTGATAAGAAAGAATTGAATACGAGACCGCGTGTGATTTATTAAATCCATAGCCTGAGAAAAATTCGAAACTACTCCAAAGCTCATCAGCTTCACGCGGTGTCATACCCTTTTCGATACAACCCGCAGAAAACTTTTTATAAATGCCCTCTTTTACTTCATGCCCTTTGCCTGTACCTTTCTTTGTCAGTAATTTACGCAGCAAGTTACCTTCATCTAGTGATAGTTCCTTACCAAGTAGGTGAGCGAGCAGAGCAATCTGTTCCTGAAAGATAAGAAACCCGTAAGTCTCTTCAGTGACCTCTCTGTGGACATCGTTTAAATATTTAATGTTCTCTGGTGAACGGATGGCATCGACATAATTCTTATCCACTTGTGCCGACAGTGGACCGGGACGAAAAATAGAAGTAATAGCCGAAATATCAATAATAGAATTTGGCTTTACATTCGAGCAGAAGCTTTGAGCACCTGTTTCTGTAAACTGGAAAACCCCGGCCCACTTGCCATCATGAAATATATTTTTATACACTTGTTCATCGTTCAAATTAATCTTATCCGGATGTAAGTAAGTATCATAATAATCTCGGATATCCTCGAACAATACTTCTGAAAATCCGAAATATTTTCTGAGGATTTTTTCGACACATGACTCAATCATACGCAATGTGCTTAAACCCAGAATATCAAACTTAATAAACCCCATTGGTTCAAGATGCCTAACATTCTGACCCTCGGACCATGGTGTTTGCCTAACTCCACCAGAATTAATCAAAGGCATGTGTTTATCTAGGTCTTCTCCGACAAGACACCCGCCAGCATGTCGGGAAGCGGAGCGCACTTGACCGTATAAAGCCTCGACGTGGGTTTTTACGTGTGGATATTTTCTGAGAAACTTTTGTAGCGACTCGCTATATTCCATTACTTCTTCAAAAGTAGGAATATAAACACCAGCAGTAATACCATGAGCTAGCTTGGCTGGACCAGTAGCTTCTTTGATCATCGTCCCTGTTACTACATTCACTTCCACAAAAGGAATGTTATAAAACTTAGAGATATCCTTAATCAATGATTTTAGTTGTAGTGTATTCCAGTTTGAAATGGGAACTACTGTGTTATCTCCCCATTCCTGAATTAGTTTTTCTTTCAGAATCATAGGATCTGATACATCGTAATCAATATCTGGGTAGTCCTTTGCATCGCTTCTAAGAAAGCGGCTGAATAGTAGACCATACTTGATTGGATCAATCTGGGTAATACCCAACACATACGCAACCAATGAACCGGCAGCAGAGCCACGACCTGGACCTGCAATTTGGATCTCTGTGGCTTTGTCGGCAATGGCCTTCATAGTTAAAAAGTATTTTGAGAAACCACGATCACGAATAATTGTTAACTCAGTCTTTAATCTATCGATATATTCCTGCTTCTCGTGAAGCTCAAGATCCTTTAGACCCTGGATACAACTCTCGACCAAAGCCTTATTATCGGTCTTGCCTTTGGGAACTACAAAGTCTGGTAGGCGTACGGTCGAATCAGGATAAAATCTCTCAATCCTATCGTGACCAACTGTATAGGTTTCTTTGATTGATTGTAGAACTAACTCATCATCATACTCTACATCCAAAAGTTCAGAATAGCTTTTGTAGGATTCCCACATCTGCTCGCCGTTTTTGGGATACAACTCGTAACCAATTTCTTCAACTGAAGCAGGTAGCTCAGTATTCATATCGCCACCCTTTCCAAGCCAGCCGAGGCGTTTATATAGAATTCGATCCTTCCAAGCATCAGGATTTGGATAATGTGAATCGGCTGTGGAAATTAATTTAACTCCGTATTCAGCGCAAACCTCAATAACAAATTTATTTAAAAGATGTTGTTCTGGGATGCTGTTCCACTGTAGTTCTCCATACCACCTATCTCCAAAGATATCCAGCATTCGCTCTGTTGTTTCACGCATTGCCTTCATGACTGCATCCGGTCCTGCGTCTCGATTTCTCCACATATCACCAGCGTACACACCACCCAAGCATGCTGAAGAAGCAATAATACCTTCTGAATTCTCTTTAAGCATCTCGTAATCTATTCGAGGAAATCTATAAAAATTCTCACCAGTAAATGAGCTAGAGATAAGCTTAAATAAATTATTCAACCCTTTTTGGTTTTGCGCCAATAAAATTAAATGATTGCGGCGATTAATTGTATCTTTTAAGTTTCTTTGTTCATCTTCAATAACTGTAGCAGATGTTTCTTTTCCAGCCTTTAGTTTATTGGCACGTTTTTTATCTTGTCGAGCTTCTTCGTACTGTTGTTTCCAAGTTTTAATCGATGGAATAAAATAAACCTCACAGCCATAAATTGGCTTAAAGTTTTTACCATCTTTGTTCATCTTCTTGGCATGAAGCACTTGGTAAGCCAAACCATTCATGTTTCCATGATCAGTTAAAGCCAGGGCGTCACTACCATTCTGATAAGCAAAATCCATGTGTTCTTGGGGGTATCCAAGACCATCAAATGGAGAGCCCGCAACTGAATGTGCATGTAATCCGATAAATGGAATAGGTGAAGATTTTATATCCACTACTGGCTCCTATCTTTTTTCTTATGTATACAATTTTTAAAGTAAATCTTTACGAAAGGTAAAGAAGATATTGCAGCAATGAGTGCGGTCCACTCTCCGTGGCAATTAAATATATGTTCCATTACACCCTCGGTTTCAACTGTTTCCTAAAGTGTACTATATCTGTGCTAGAAAGTCAATGAGTATTGGTGGCTAAGATGGTGATGCTTCAGGAGGACGATCTTCTAGGATATAGAAAATTTTATTTTCCTCACTAATTTCATTCATTCGATAATATACAGTAAAATCATGAGAATAGAGCATTAATGATAAAATAATAGACATCAATTGTCTTTACGTGATTTTACTTCAGCAGAATATCCGCTGGTATCGGAGAGCGAAGTTACTTCAAAAATAATTTCTTTTGCTTCCACATCATATTTCACAGAAACTAAATCATTTTTTTCAACATTTGTGATCTCATCTTCTGTGAGCACCAGCACTCCACCATTTTTTTTAACAAGTGCTGTAAGAAATGTGAACAAGTGATCACGATTTTGTAAAATTGAATTGCTTGGATCTTTAGCCATTTTTGTGCCCTTTTTGTAAAATTGGTTTTTTTGTTCTCATAAAAATTTCGCCCATTCTTTTTTTAGCATCACCAAATGTTTTTGGAGAATTTGAAATATACATAACAAAATTTTCTTGGAGTTGTTCGTCTTCTACTTCTGCACCTCCGTCATCTGTCATGCTAAATCTTCGACTGGGGGAATTCTTTCGCAAATAAGTGTAATAAATTTGAGACATATCTGCAACGGAAACATTGCCAAAGGACATTTCAATATTACCTGTTTTATCAATAAAATAAGCTTTACTATCTTCTTCCATGGGAGGCTTAAACAAAAAACTATCTTGATTATATTTGTGTGAAAGCTTTACTCCAAGTTCCTGAAGATCGTCAATGGACTTACCTGGCTTGACAGGAATAACAAAAGATGGTTCTGGATTGGGATTATCTTGAAATGTTTGCTCACCAGTATCTGGGTCTACCACCAATTCTCTAAATCCACCAAAAGTTGGAACATAACCAAAACCTGCTTCTCTAATGTCGTCTTGAAGCCTACGCTCGTTTTGCTTATTTAATTTATCTTGTTCAAGCTGCTCTTCTTCAGTACAGCCTTGGCCCTTTTCTGCTTCACACGATCTTTCAGCAGATATAATAATAAACCCGACATCAAAATATTTTCCTAATACTCTTCCAAGGCCCGCCTCCGTTACTAACTGATAATTTGACATATATAATTCTCCAAGCTTTAATTGGTTGTCTGTGCTAAGACATAGTTCTCCTGTACTAAGTAGTGCTTGAAACCCTGATAAGTAAAAGAAATTAACATATTTCCAGGGATTACAATATTTGTTCGAACACTCTGTTCAGTAAATTGTATACAATCAGTAGCAACTTTTAAAATTTTTACAACTTCATGTTCTTTGACTGGTAAATATTCTTCTGGTAGAGCAACTAAGACCTGAGATTCTTCTGAATCGACCGGCTCCACAAGAAGATGCCTATTCTTAGGGTACATATTATACCCCTTTAATTTTCTTAGAAACAGTCTTGAATACATCAACCAAATCTTCGATATCTTCATTTTTCTTAAGCATGCGATAACATTTAACCGCCATATTAATATCTTCTTTAGACAAGCGACCATTTTCAATGTAGCTAGCTCGAAGACCTTTGCGTTGTTCTTTGAATGGTTCCATCGCTGCCTCAATTGTGGCAAGAGATTTAACATACATTACGAGTGCATCATCTTTTTTTTGTGCTTCGGTTTTTTCTTCAACAGACATAAAGTTTCCTTTGTTAAGATATGTGTTGTGAACAGTATAGCATATATTTTATTAATTTGTCAAGCAAATAGTTACTTAACTTCACAGGCTCCGCCGGTACATGCTAACTCCCCGGATAAATTAGTATTATCTTCGAATTCTACTACTTTTGTGAGGTCTACACTTTTTAAACTTTTAATTAATAAATTATATTCTTCCTCAGTACAGTCCTCGAATGGAGCTTGCTTATAGCTTCCCCCATCATGATTCAGGACAGAAAGACCATTGTAATAATTTCTATTTTCCCACATCCACTCACCCACTTCTTCCCATTCATTGTCCCGAACAGACACAGTGGCAGAGACATTATGTGTGTTTTGTCCCTGTCTGTGACCTGGGTTTACCCATTCATTACTAATTTTTTTGACTCTTTCAAGCATACCAAGTGCTGGTTCATCTCTTAAGATTGCTCCCGTGGGAGCCTTTTGGGGTATACCAATGACAGCAGTATCATGGGGTCTGAAATATTCGTCCTCAACCAACTCTGGATGATTGATCGCCAAATGCATATAAATTGCTTCGTTTTTTCCAACCCTAACACGACGAATATAATAATCATTATGCCACGCATGAATACCAGAACTTGTGCCAACTGTTAAACTAGTTGTGCCAGCGGGCTTAACACAAGTTACTCGGCTTGCCTTTTTAATTCCAATCAACTCAGCAACTCTTACGTTTTCTTCTTTGGCTACGCTAGATGCTGCTTCAAGGTCTAAACCCAAAACTGCACCAGAGGCAATGCCTGTCATACTTACGCCAATCAAAGCTTCTTTTTCTGTATTACGTCTCCACACATCCCTCAAATAATGGAAATCTGTATAGCCAGCTTGAAGTGTTCCAATAAATGAGGCGGCTCTGGTACGTTCTTCCAAATCTTGTTGGTTCTCTACGTTGCTTACGTTCACTTCTGTTAAATTACAGAATTGATATGGACGAAGAGCAATTTCACAACATGGATTAGTACCCCAGTCTTTATCATTCGAAAAATAAAATCCTGGTTCCCCTGCTCCTGATTCTTTTACTCGTTCCCAAAGATTCATAAAATATTTTTTTGTAATTCGATGGCGCATTAAAACTACACTGTTGTTTGCACGACCACGTTGTGGATTTTTTTCCCACCAGTTACCAGACTTACACGCGATCATTTCATCATCGTCGGCAGAGAACAATGAAATAAGTGCGGCTCTTCGGATACCGCCAGCAAGCACTGCATCAGCAATATGACAAACCATGTCATGCACTTCAATAGTACTAAGCTTCTCTCCATTTTCTTTTGATTCTAAAATACCCTCAAGCTTAAGAAGACATTCTTTTAATGGTTGTGGTCCTGGGGCTTTCCCACCAGATGTGACAAGTAGCGCGCCTTTTGGGCGGATATCGCTGAAGTCGAAACGAAGCTTAGAGCCACCTTTAAAATAACTTTGCATTAAAGTCTTTACAGCATCTGCCCAACCCTCGATAGAGTCACCAATTAAATAGCGACGGGTTCTCTTGCTATTCGGTTTTTGAATTTCTGGAATTTTTTCGACATGATGACTCTGCACGGAATAGCCAACACCAGTCCCACCCAAAAGTAAAAACATAGTTTCGCTGAAACACCGCCAATCATCAGCAGGCATGTAAGCACAGTTAAAGACGCGATTGGGAGCAACCTCAATAGGTTTTCCTCCGAACTGCATTGAACGCATTGATGGAAGTACTTTTTTATCTGTGACAAATTTATATACATGTTCGATTTGTTCCTTCATATGTGGATATTTTTTAATGTGCATCTGTTTATTTCGTGTTACCAATTCTTGCCAAGTCTCTCTACGTTCTTCTTCCGGTAAATATTTTGCATACTTCATGTATACAGTTATGTCCGACAAAATTTTTGATGCTAGTTCCATTTAGGTGGCGCTCCCGTTCTTTTTAAATGTTTTATATTTTTCTTTTAATGTCTGAGCCTGTTGCTTTGACGTTTTGGTAACTAATTGTACTGCTCCGTTTGTTTGTGGCAGTATCTTAATTTTCACATTTTTTGTATCCATAAATATTGGAAATACTAACCCGTCTGGACCATTACGATTCTTCGCGATGAAAGCTCGACCTTCATTATTTACCTTGTCTTCGATTGTTCTAGAGATTGTAAAAATAAAGTCTGCAACAAAACACTTATTGAAAGCTTCTGAAATAGACTCCATAGTAATCACTTCCGCGTTTAATCCTGAACGATTAGTTTGAGAGGCTGTCCAGATTGGGCATTCAAAAATTTGTGCCATTCCTCGCAGCTCTTCGTAAATAGATTCTAGTTCGTTTCTTCGCTCCTTTAAATATCTTATTGGTCGCAGCAGATCACCGTAATCAACGATGATCATGTCAATGTTTTCTCCTCGACGTTTGAGCTTTTCCAAGTGATTCCGAAGCGTTTGAGTTGAGGCAGATTTAGTTGGATACTCTTTAACAATAAGCTTTCCATCTAAATTTTTTATTTGTTCATGTACATCTTTTTTACGACCATAGATCTCGTTCAAATCAATACCAGTAATACAACTATCATAACGAGTAGCCACTACGGTTTCCTGTAGTTCTAGCGTATAATGTACGACTGTTAGACCATCTAATATAGCCTGTGCTCCAAGGTGTACTAGCGCCATAGATTTACCAGCACCTGTGGGGGCGATGACTACACCCAACTCACCTCGTCCAATACCACCTTTAGTAAGACTATCAAGAATTTTCCACCCAGTTCCTACTGGATTCCGGGCCTTGATCATAAACCTTTCTTCAAAGTCTTTAAGATACTCATACCCAATATTATTATCAACACCAAGCTTCAAAGCATCATTAATAATCTTGCTAATTTCTTCATATGAAGAAGACTGGATGAGTTTGACACTTTTGATCATAGCCTCTTTGAGCTTCTGCTTCTTGCAGAAATCCAAAGCTACCTCTTTAATGTGGTCCACGCCTTCGACGTTGGTTTCGGAGCTACAAATACGAGTGAAGTAATCCCTCATCTGCTTCTGAATTAACTCGTCTTCATCGTCAATCTCAGCCCTTAGAATGGTAAGCATGGTATCCCGCGAAGGATGTGAACCATACTTTTCACGATAGCCTTTAATTAGCTGAACAAAGCTCTTGAGGTATTTAAGCTCTAAAAAGCTGGTATCCAAAACTTCAAATATCTGATCTGCAAAAGGTCGATCATCTAGGATAACCTGAATTAAATTTTCCTGAAATTTCTTTCCGTATTTACTAAAACTTGCTATCTCTGTCATTTCTTCTCCGTCTTATTTTTGATACATATGTCCTTTAACGAACTGAACAAACTAGTCCAGTCGCCAGAACCAAAACCATCTTCAACTGTCATCTTTAAAAATTGAGTTTTATTATATGAATAATCAAATTCATCTAAGGTCCATTTAATTTTATTTCTTCCCTGAATCGAGATACTAGGAGTATATAGCTGCATCATTTGATAGTTTGTTGTGACAACATCTATTTGGTCCACAATATTCTCATATGCTTTTATACTACTTTCCTGCTCTTTGCAATAGTCAAATACATCTCCAATAGTATATGTCTTTTCCTCTTTCAGAAAGGGTAGTCTTTTCGCGACCGTTGGTAATCCCACTCGTTCAACACCCTTCAAATTATCCGATTTGTCTCCAGCGATAGCTCTCGCTAAAGCAAAATTAGTTGGATGAATATTAAATTTTTCAATTACATTATTTTTGTTTAATACTTCTTTTTGAATCGGTCGATATATTATTGTTTCGTCGTCACACAACTGATAAAAATCTTTGTCACTCGATACAATTACTTTTTGCCAACCTTTATGTCTCTGGTCATTTACCACAAAAGAAATAATATCGTCTGCTTCAACACCCTCCAGCATCAACTGGATAATAGGAGTTTGATTAATATATTCTACGATCCTAGTTTGTTGATAGACCTGATTTTTTAGTTGTGCATTGTTGTCCAACAAATCTATATTACGATTTAACCTAAGAGGCTTCCGCCCTTCTTTATATCCTTTGACCATCTGCTTGCGTTTTTGTGAACCTCCTGGTCCATCCCAACAAATAATAACTTTGTCTGGCTTAGTCTCTCTCAGTAACTTCTGGAGTATTTTAAAGTAGCCTTTAAGACCACCGATGGGTTCGCCATTCTCCGATACGCTAGGATCCACAATGTATGCTCGAAAAAACATATTTAAGGAATCTACGATTAATAATCTTTTTGGTGTGTCCTCCAGCTTCATATTTCTCTCCTATTAAAAAACCCCAAGTGCTTTATTGTAAAACACTTGGGGCTTCTTGTCAACACACAAACGCGCTGTATTAAGCTTTTACTTTTTCTTCTTGATCATCTGCTAAGTCTAGCGCGTTACCATTTGGAAGTTCTTCATCCACATTATAATAAGTTGAAGCTTCACCGCTTCTGCTATCGAATTTTAAAATTACTTCTTCATCCATTAGTTCCATAATTCTATTTTTAAATTTCTCATCTTGCAGCATCTCGGTCCATTTGCTGGCCTGAAATTTCTGCGATGAACCATCTTTATATTTTAAAGTATACCATGCGCCGCCAGAGGAAATACTTTCGGAACTTTTTATAGCCTCAAGCCAACTTTCTTCATCCTGAACACCAATGTTTTCGCCCCACAATATTTTAAATGCACACAAACGACCCTGTGTACCAAAGCGTGACTTTTCTAATTTGACTTTTACTTCTGAGCCAATCCGATAACCTTTATCATCTAACACAAAAGATGCCTTTGCCTTACGACCAGTGAGCCAGATACGCAAACTATAAGAATAGTTTAGTGCCTTGCCACCTGGAGTAAAATATGGAGTTGTGAGAGCCTCTGCAATATTAGACGTAATATTTGTTTTTAGTTGGTTCAAACACAACAGTGTTGAATTTGAGTTAGCGATCGGCAGAACAAGCTTTGCCAAACCTTTTGATAGAATCCTGGGTTTAACTGCCATTGAAGACTGTGGGTTAAAGTCACCCTCAATATCTGCCTTACTTGGAGTTAGTGCTACCGAATCCCAAACGAATAGCATTTTATTTTCATTGGCACCCAATAGTTCTTCAATTGTTTCCAACACAAACTCGACACTACTCGCCTGTACATATAGAATCTTGTCTACGTCACACCCGCAATTGGCCAAAAACGTAGGATCAATTGCTGATTCAGAATCAAAGTAAACAACATCAATTCCCATCTTTTGAGCGTTGGCTGCCACCTGTGCTGCCATATATGATTTACCTGTGGACTCCAGTCCAGCAATTTCTGAGACTTTGCCAACCGGGATACCAGCTAGTTTCCCCCTACAAACAATTGAGTCTAGCCATCTAGAGCCGGTGGGAATCCATTCATCGACTTGTGTAGGATTTTTATCGTTAAGTGAAAATGCGACATTGCTACCAGCCTTTTTATTAATAAGCTTTCGCATATCAGCAATTGAGACTTTACCTGCTTTATTGTCTTTCGACTTGCTCACTGTATTCTCCAATCGTAGTAATGGGGCATCTGTGAAGCCATGCCCCCCTGCGCTTATTATTACTGTGTCAAATCAGCGAATGCTTCTTCAACGCTGGAAGTAGCTTTTGATTTGGCTGCTTCATTGTATTTAACAGACTCGCTGGAACGGTCCTCGGCTGATTCATCATCCGAAAAATATTCGTCCAACTTCTTCTGCACGTCGGCAGTTGCCTGACGCTCAAACAAAGTATCAATGTCTGGCAAGGTATCTAGAAGTTTCTTACACTCTTCCGTAGAAATGTCTGGACAGATTTTAGAAACCTTACGAGCAGGCATAATATCAGTCTGTGGGTACTGAGCACCGGCTGGCTTGCCATAACGAATGTTAAGGTCAGTACCTGCATCGGGATCAGTGATATCACCGTAATCAGGATTCAGAACTAACTGGAGAAGAGACTCGTAAGCCTTCTTTCCATAGCCCCAGATACGAATACCTTCTTTTTCCTCACCTCGAACCAAAACAGGAGAGAAGAAACGTTGTTTCGCACCCATGTCACGAGCGAGCTTCTTGCTCTCCTCGTCACCCTTGTTCGCTTCTTTCCAAAGCGAATCTACAAAGCTACAAACTGGGCAGTCATCACCGAAGTTTTTCTTCGGACACATAAAGCCAGCATTGTTGCCAACGTTGTAGTGGAACCAATGTTCCTTAAAGGGATCGCCATCGGGCGTAGGTACAATACGAATCGTTTG